TGAATTTTCCCAAAGCTTTGCACCCCTGAATATTGAACTATTCAACAGCACTACATTGCTTTCAGTATTCCAGACACCGATAATTCGGTTGTATGATAAGAGCGTTTGATTCTCGTTAAATGTCACGATGTGACTATTTAAACCGATTCGCTCAACGCTTACGTTTGGTAACTTTTCCATATTATATTTCCTCATATTATTTTAATTAGATATCTGGACACATCTGCCCAGATACCATAATTTATTATACTACAATTTGTACTATAAATCTAAGCTAAAGCTACATTTTTATAGTTACGAACTGAACCATAAACTGGTCGTTTCATCTGGACTTTTTCCTTTAGTCTAGGTGCAGTCCAAACTTCGCCAGTCATTTCTTTATAAGCATTTCCTAATCTTTGAATTGTCTGTTCATGATTAGTAATTGATAGCTTGTAGTATTGAGAGCGTTCATCCAACATCTGGATTAAATCGTTATCTCTATCTACTTTCTCTTTAGCATTTTCTTCTTTCAAGTCAGCCAATACATTTGATTGAGCTTTCTCGATTTTAAGTTTTGCAAAGTAGAATGTCCTAGCTTGTCCGTCTATGAAGTATTTCATAGGGTTATTTTCTGGCTTAGATGAACTTGGTGGAAGTATCATTTCAGCATTAGAAATATGTGTACTTAGTATTTTATCTACTGTTTTATTAATGTTTGTCATTATTATTTTCCTGCCAGATCGCTGGCGTTTTGTTAAGTGAGACCGAAATACGTACAAAGTCAGTGCCGTGGCAAGTTTAGGCTCGGTCGGTTTGGAGGAACTTGACACGGCTGAACTTATGTTTGTACGGTTCTCTAACTTAACGGGACGCACAGCGACTGGCATAATATCTGGACAAAATTAATAAGACAGTAGAGAGCGAGGCAATACAAAAGCATGGATATGCTTGTACAGACTATCGCGCTTCGCTTGATTCCACGAAATTCGCTGACGCTAGAATTTCTGCGGTGGACTAATAAAAACGAATAGAATAATATATTGAACATGAAGACAGTTACAAGAGAGATTACACCTAGAGCAAGGAAGTTAGTGGATATACTAGTATCACAAGGATGTAGTATTACGGAAGCTTCTAAACTGGCTGGGTATAAGGGAAACTCTGCAAGGGTAACAGCTCACAAAATGCTACAGAATCCAAAGGTACAGGAATATTATCTGGTACAGCTAAGACGGAAGATAGCATTGGGTGGGACTAAGGCACTGCATAAGATAGAATCACTTAGTGCGAATGCTAGAAGTGAATACGTACAACTGGAAGCAAGTAAAGATATACTGGATAGAGCAGGATTCAAAGCACCAGACAAACATCAACATCTGGTATCAGGGGAACTGTCTATCAATATCGACCTGTCTTAGAGTTAGCGTACTGCGTACACTCATTTATACTCGGGGTTATGTCCCCTCGCTCCTCTACAGCATGTGCTTCGCACATTAGTATGACACGGACTGGTTTCAGACCGCACCTAGTCATGAGAATAATAGTACTGTCTGTGCCTTGTGGGACTAGGGGGGTCTTAAAAACCAGCCGTGACTGTTAGTATAACCACCTCTACACACAATATTTCCTTTCAAGGTTCGTTATGATATATTGGGTCTATGGCTAAACTATGTGCAAAGGGCAAAGCTGCTGCGAAAAGGAAATTCAAAGTATATCCGTCTGCTTATGCGAATATGTATGCAGCTGGTATTTGCTCTGGTAGAATCAAACCGAAAGGTAAAAAGAGTGGCAAAAAAAGGTCTTAAACAATGGGTAAAAGATAAGTGGGTTGACATTGCTAACCCTCGTTCTGACGGTTCATTCCCACCTTGTGGCAGGTCAAAGGGTGAGAAAAGATCAAAGTATCCAAAATGCGTGCCTTTAGCTAAAGCTAGAAGCATGTCAGCTTCCAAGCGCAGAGGTGCTGTAAAGCGTAAACAAGCCAAATCCAACAAGGGACCTAAACCCTCATATGCTAAGACATGATTGAAAGAGCAGGTGAAAAATTTTCTGGTTACAATAAACCAAAACGTTCCAGAACCAAAACTAAAAAATTTGCTGTACTCGCCAAAGTAGGCAGTAAGGTTAGATTGATTAGGTTTGGTGACGCTAATATGACAATTAAAAAAGATCAACCAGCACGTAGGAAATCATTTAGAGCAAGGCATAAGTGTGCTACTGCTAAAGATAAACTAACAGCAAGATATTGGAGTTGTAAAAAATGGTAGACATCAAATACATCAATAGAAAAATAAAACAACAAGAAATGGATAAGAGGATTGAGAAGTACAAAGAAGACCTTAAAAAGAAGAAACAACAGTCATCTAGTACCAATACTCATGATTCAAAATAAACAGCGATTTTACCCTATTTAAGGGCTTTATATGAGATGTTAAGAATTCAACGACAAGTAGCAGTTAAACGGAGGAGAGATGAGCTTAGAAAAGAACAAGAAAAGAGCAAAAGAAATAGAAAAAAATCTAGCAAAAGAAAAGCGTGAGTACAGAAACACCAGAATGAAACAATGTTTGGAGGTTAAAATGCTCAAAGGACATTCACTAGAACAAGCTACCAAGCTATGTTCAGGACTAATTGATAGCTAATGGCTTATCATTCCATAGAAAAATTAAGAAAATACAACCATGGTGCTTTAAAAAAATTGCGAATTGCAGTTAAATTAACTCATATGAAAGACTTGCCTAAAGAGGGATTGACTGATAGGGAGTGTGATAGGGTATTAGAAGCCTTGAATCCAGTCACATTAGAGAAGCTTTACAAACTAGCAGTAGACCATGACATCGTTAACCTATAAGCCAGACGGCGACGTAATCAAACAATTCATGAAAGACACGTCTTTTTTTCGTGGGCTTCGTGGACCAGTAGGTAGTGGTAAATCAGTCTCTTGTTGTATTGAAATATTGAGACGTGCCTTAGAACAAAAACCATCGGAAGATGGAATCAAAAGATCAAGATGGGCTGTGATAAGAAATACCAACCCACAATTGAAAACAACTACAATAAAAACGTGGCTTGATTGGTTTCCTGAAGAAACGTGGGGCAAGTTTACATGGTCAGTACCCTATACCCATAAAATAAAAAAAGGCGATTTAGAATTGGAAGTTATCTTTTTAGCCCTTGATAGACCAGAAGATGTCAAGAAACTACTATCATTGGAGCTAACAGGCGTATGGATTAATGAAGCAAGAGAAATACCTAAGTCAATTGTTGACGCATGTACCATGAGGGTTGGAAGATATCCTAGTATGCGTGACGGTGGTCCCACATGGTATGGCGTTATATGTGATACCAACCCACCAGATACAGACCATTGGTGGTCAATCCTTGCAGGTGAAACTGTTATCCCAGATTATATAACTAAGCAAGAAGCTAAGATGTTAGTGAAGCCTGATAACTGGAGGTTTTTTAATCAACCCCCAGCTATGTTAGAGCAGTACGATGATAGAGGTGAATTGAACACCTATAACGACAATACTAACAAAGAAAATGGAAAGAATCTAACTAAGAATTATTATGAAAATATTATACGTGGTAAGACCAAATCATGGATTGATGTCTATGTTTTAAACAAATTAGGTCAAGTAGAAGATGGGAAACCTGTATATGAAATGTTTAATAGAGATGTGCATGTAGCTAAAAGCGATATAGCTATAGTGCCACAAGCCCCAGTTTACGTAGGCATAGACTTTGGATTAACCCCAGCGTGTGTCTTTGGGCAGAAACTTAGAGGTAGATGGCTTATTATTGATGAGCTTGTAGCAGAGGATATGGGTATATTACGCTTCAGCGATCTAATGAAATCTAAAATGGCAGAGTATTTACCTAGAGATTTTACAATATTTGGTGACCCAGCAGGTGACCATAGGGCGCAGACAGACGAATCTACACCATTTCAGATACTAAAAGGCAGAGGAATTATGGCAAGACCAACTCATTCCAACGATGTTTCATTGCGTTTGGAAAGTGTCAATGCTACATTACAGAGAATGATTGATGGCGAAAGTGGTTTATTAATAGACCCTAAGTGCGTTAACATTATAAAAGGTTTTGATGGAGGTTATCATTACAGACGTATGCAAGTATCAGGAGAAAGATACGATGAAAAGCCTAACAAGAATAGGTTTTCGCATATACATGACGCATTACAGTACATGTTGCTAGGTGCTGGAGAGGGAAGAAGCTTGACAGTAGGTCAATCTAATTCAAGACCAGTAGTAGCTAAAAGAAACTTTAATGTGTTTGATTTGAAATCAAAATCAATTTATGAAAGGAGAAAATAGAAATGTGTGGAAATCCATTTAGTAGCCCAAGTATTCCTGCACCACCCCCACCTCCACCAGAGGATGAGAGTGCAAGAGACGCTCGTAAAAGAATGCGAGAAGACGAGCAGAAAGAAACGGCTGAGAAAAAACGTGATGATTTAGAAAATAGAATCGCCGCTTTGTATGGGACAACAGGCAGAAGATCGCTCTTAACTGGTAGAACAGGGGGACAGGGTTTTAAAGTTGGCTCTGAACTTATGAGTAATCGTACACTAGGAGCATAATTTGGCTGTAATAGACACCTACGCTCCTAGTATTAGCCAACATGATAGTCCTGTTAATGCTTTATTGAAGCGTTATGAATCTGCAAAAGCAGTAAAAGACCAATGGAAAGGCACGTTTGAAGAGTGCTATGAGTTTGCTTTACCACAAAAAGAATCATTTTATGATGAAACACAGGGTAGAAGACGCACAGATAGAATCTTTGATGAGACAGCAGTCGTTGGAATCCAAGAGTTTGCTTCAAGATTACAGTCAGGAATCGTACCAAACTTCAGTAGATGGGCAGAATTCAGGGCTGGTAATGAAATTCCAAAGGAAGATAAAAAAGAAGTAGACCTGTTACTAGACGAAGTAACTGAATATGTATTTGAGTTATTGCAAAACACTAACTTTGCACAAGAAGTACATGAATCATTTTTAGACATAGCATTAGGCACAGCAGTGCTTTTAGTAGAAGAGGGAGACGCAGTTAACCCTATAGTTTTCAAAAGTATTCCATTACCACAGGTTTATTTGTCATCTGGATATGATGATAAGGTCGATCATGTGTTTAGAGAAAGACAAATTAGAGCAAAAGATATGTTAATTGCTTACCCAGATGGACAACTTAGCGACGATATGAAGCGTGATATGATAGAAAATCCTGAAAAAATGTGTGAAATTATAGAGGTTGTATACAAAAATCATGCCAATACAAAGGATGATGAGTACCATTATTGTGCTATTTCACCAGAACATGAGCATAAAATATACGAAGAAGTCTATAAAGGACTAGGTGCTAACCCATTTATTGTATACAGATGGTCTAAAAGTAGCGGAGAAACCTATGGTCGTGGACCATTGATGAATGCTTTACCTGCTATTAAGACTGCAAATCTACTTATTGAAATGGTTTTAGAAAATGCACAGATGTCTATATCTGGCATGTATCAAGTTGAAGATGACGGCGTAGTTAACGTAGATAATATCTCATTGATTCCGGGAACAATAATTCCTAAAGCTGCTGGGTCGTCTGGACTACAGCCAATACCACAAGCTGGAAACTTTAATGTTAGTGACTTGGTTTTAAAAGACCAAAGAAACAATATTAAGAAAGCCTTATATAATGATATGTTGGGAATGCCTAATCAGTCTACACCAATGTCTGCAACAGAAGTAGCAGAAAGACAAGCTGATTTATCACGTCAAATTGGTGCAGCATTCGGAAGATTACAAGCAGAATTAGTAACACCAGTATTACAAAGAGTAGTTTATATTCTTAAAAAACAAGGAAGAATTAAAATACCTAAAGTAAACGGTAGAGAAATAAAAGTAACTTCATCAAGTCCACTAGCACAGGCACAATACCAACAAGATGTAGCTACAGTAGACAGATTTTTAGCAATGATACAAGGCAGAGTAGGTCCAGAACTTACAAATTTGATAGTAGATCAAATGAAAGTAGCTAAGTATGTAGCTAAAAAACTAGGGGTGCCAGAAGAATTGGTGCGTTCTGAAGAGGAAATGCAAGCCGCAGCTCAACAAATGCAACAAATGATGGCTCAACAACAGCAATCAACAGAACCACAAGGAGAATAATTATGCCAATGGGTAAAGGAACTTATGGAAGTAAGGTTGGTCGTCCACCAATGAAAAAGAAAAAGGACAGCATGAAGAAGAAAAAAAAGAAAAAGTGAGGTCTTTATGACAGAGAACAAGCCCAATAAACTTATTGGATTAGACGGTATGACCAGACAATCTAAAGATGAGGAGAACTTAAATACTTTGTGTTTTGGTGTATTCAACACCGTATCAGGAAAAGAAATCTTAAAGTACTTGAAATCCTTAACGTTAGACGCAGTAGCTGGTCCAGAAATATCCAATGAACAATTGAGACATTTAGAGGGACAAAGATACATTGTTGGTTTATTACAAAGAAGAATCAACAAAGGTACTAGTCAAAAATTAGTTAAGGAGAATAACAATGGCTGAAGAGCAACAAGCAGTAGAATCTACTGAACAAGCAACACAAGAACCCGTACAACAAGAAACAGAAAATGTTTCACGTGAAACATCTGAACCTGAAGTTTTAGCAGATAGACCAGACTTTGTACCAGAAAAATTTTGGAATGAAGAAACTGGTGAAGTTAAACTTCAAGATATATGCCACTCATATAGCAATGCAGAACAGCTTATTTCTGGAAAAGAAGAAGCATGGGAAGAAAGAATTAAGTCTAAAATGGATTTAGAAAGCAAAGAACTTATTCCTGAATCGCCAGATAAGTATGAGCTTCCTGATTTGCTAGAGGGAATCAATGAAGAAATGGTAGAATCTAACCCAATTATGGAAGATTTTAGAAAATATGCTCATGAAAACAAGGTATCACCAGATCAATTTAAAAACTTAGTTAACATGTATTTGGATAAACTTGTCTATCCACAACAAAAAGCTTTTGAAGAAGAATCTAAAAAGCTTGGAGACAATGGACCTGAGAGACTTGACGCTGCAAATTCTTTTGTAACTGCAAACTTTACACCAGAAGAAGCACAGTTAATTCAATATACTTTAGGAACATCTGCATTAG